GAAGCCGGCGGCCGAGGTGCTGGAGATCCCGCCGGCGAGATCCAGGTGAGAGACGGTGGTGTTTGTCGCGACCAGGTTTTGATTGACCGCGCCGCCGCCGGTGAAGCGAGGGACGTTGTTGCTGCCGCCTGCGATCGGCGTCACGGGTGCCGTTGAACCGAGCGGTAGATCAACGCTAGGTCCCTTTTGCGGCCAGGGGAGCGCAGAGGTGAAGTAGTCGTGGCGTTTACCACGACGAAGCAGAACGTAATCTGCGGGGTTATCTGGACCATCGTCGAGATCGACGACCACGGAGTCTTGGAGATTTTCGTCACGGAACCACTCGTTGTAGATGAGGTTGTAGGCGCGGTGCCACAGCGAGGAGTGCACCAGGCCAGGGACCTCGGTCGGGATGCCGAAATAGTCGTGAAGAGATTCCGCCGTGTAGCCGGTGACAGCCGTGCTGGTCATGGTCGGAATGATGTAGTCGGTGGAGTCGTCGGGGTCGCGTTGCTCGCCGTTGAACTTCTGCCAATTGTCCCAGACCAGGCGGTAGGGGACGGCGAAGAAGAACGAGTCGACGAACAGGTTGTCCATGAACGGATGGAGAGGTGTCGCGAGACGGCCGAAGCCGGTCATGCGAAGGTTGAACGTGTCGCCAGGGAGAGCCTCGTCCAGGAACACCGGAACGAGGTAGCCGGAATCGAAGGTGGTCTTGCAGCCATGAGAGCGATCGAACGACGATCGCGGGATGTCGGCATTGGGCACCTGGCTGAACTGGTGCGACATTACCGAGGGGAGATTACCTCTTGCCATTGCGGGCCTCCTTGGCCTGTAGCCCGGTCTGGATCAGCCGGGGTTCATCGTCGGACGTGATCTTGCCGGTGGCGTCGTCGAACTCGCCACAGACGAAGAGCGAGAAGTCCTCGGGGTGTTTGGAGATCGGATGGGTGACGTCCTCCAGGGCGTCACCGAAAGCGCGAACCGCCAGGGGGATCGCGGGATAAAAAAAGGGAGGCGCGAAGGCCTCCGATTTGCTGTCCCTGACAGAGAAGATTTGAAGGATCATTCGATCGTCCTCTTGAGCCGCTTGATGCGGGCCTCCAGGACCGTCTTCCTGACTCGTAGTCGGTCAGGTGTGTTGTCGGCCGCCCTGGTTAGAGCTCGACGCCGACGGCGGGCTTTAAGCCGTGCGGCTTCATTGGGATAGATCAGTTCATACTGATTTGCATAGTAGCGGGGTGGAGAACACCGGATGCCGTTAACGACTACGAAGTCGTCGGGATAAACATCGGTGATAAATTGATCGAACCACCCTTTAGCGATGCCTGGACGGCGGGACATGTTGGTGAACTCGGGACGGCGATCGTGGATTTCTCCCGTCTCGGGATCGATCCATTCATAGTGATCAGCGGCGGCGTCGCCGGTGACTTTTTTCATGATGTAGCGTGCCACGTAAGCGGCACTTTGGAACGTGACAGCACCGATGGAGGTGTGCCCCTGACCCCAGATGTCGGTCAGGACGGCACTCGTGTAGAGCGGGTTTCCCCGCTCGATCTTCCAGAGTTTTTTGTCGGGCATGTCCAGGTTGAAGTAGCAGACGTGATAGTGCGGGCGGCCGAATTGCTCGCCGTACTCGCCGCACATGTAGAAGCGGACGCCACGGTAGCCCTGGTGGCGCTCGACGTGGGTGAGCAGGCGCTTGTTAAACGCCTGGAAGTCCGGGTAGCGTAGAGATCGGTCCTCGGGGAGGTGAGCGTCGTCGTAGGTGAGGGTCACGAAGATATTCCGAGCGTGCAAGCTCGCTTCGTGGTTGCACCTGACGGCCCACTGCCGGGACCTTTCCAGCCTACAGCCTATGCATTGTCCGCAAGGGACGGTGACTGGTTGATCTACGTAACCCCGAGACCGGTTGAAGACGATGGAACGTTTGCCGGTCTTGGGGTTGATCTCTTTGCTCCTGAACCCTTTGAGAGGTTCGAAGCAGGGCATGGATTCAGAGGCGGATGCCGCCTCTTAGGACATGCTTCCTGACATTTTTCGGGTGGATTTTGACTGCCCCCCTGGTGAAGGATTTTTTGGACGTGGAACGCTTCATTTTGTGCCTCTTCATGGTCTTGGTAGTCCTCTGGTTTGGCTCCGCGATCGGAGCTTTTGGCCCCCTTGGAGAGTGGGGGATGTGAGATCGGTGTGTCACTCAGAACAGTTACATCAAGTGGGTAACTGTTCTGGCCCTGCCCGTGGGGTGAGATCGGCAGGGCTTAGGAAGTCAGGCGTCGGAGCCTGACTTAGCGGAATCCGCCGGAGGCGGATCGGATTTTTTGGTCGTCGCTGCCGCTCCTCCAGACGGCGCTTCCGCGCCTTTGGGCTGGGGAGGTGGGGGGGCGTTGACCAGGCCGAGCTTGACGGCCTCCTCCTGGTTGGTGGGGTCCTCCAGGAAGGCCAGGAGAGCGCCGGGGTTGTTTTGGAACCGGGCGCGGATGTGAGAGGGCAAAGCCTCGAAAGATTCCTGAGCCGCCATGACCTGGTTGAGGCTCAGTTGGTAGTCCTGGACGGAGGTGAAGTCGCCATAGGACCCCCGGAAGGTGTTGACGTGATCGATGAGGCCGGTGGCCTTATACTTGGCCATGATGGTGTTGATGTTAGTTTCCTCTTTGAAGGATTGTTTTGCGCGACTAGGTTTTGAGAATGACTTAGTAACGCGGTGATGAGTGTCTAGAGGTTTCCGAACTTTTACTTTGGATGCAGTGGCCATGATTGCTCCGGGGTTATTGGCGGGAAGGAGCCCCGCCAGGGACAAGGATGTTAATTTCGCGGCCGATCGTCCCGATCTGGCGCGCGGCTTTGCCGAGGTCCGTCTCGAGGATTTCCTGATCAGCTCGAGCTCGAGCTGCAGCTGCTTTCGCAGATTGAAGATGCTCGAGGCCGGTGAGGGTGAGAACGTCGACGTTGCGAGTGTTGGCGGCCGCCAGGGCAGAGTTGGCGTTCGCCTGGTTGGTGAGAGCAGCCTGGGTGACGTCCTGGGACTGCTTGAGCTTCGTATCAGCCTGGATGTTGTCTAGCTGGGTTTGAAGGGTAGAGGCCTCCTTTGCGGAGGAGGTAGCCTGTTGGGCGCCCTGGACGGCCGCGGCGCCGACATTGACGGGGGAATAGCTCGCCCCAGGTGCAGACCCGGCGCCCCCTTGCTTGTAGGCCAGGATCGGATTGATCCCGGCTTTTTTCATGTCTTCGGTGGCCCACTGGTAACCGTGCTGCAGGGTTTCCTTTTGGAAGGCCATTTGCCGCGCAGAGGCTTGCTCTGCAGCGGCGTTTTGCATCATGCCGCCCGCGAGTGAGGCAAGGCCTCCGAGGGCGGCTGCAGCGATGATTGGCGCGACCATCAGAAGTGGTCGATGAGGCCGGGCACAGAGTAGACCGGCATGGGACGGGCGCACCGATACGAGAAGTAGGAATCGAAGAGGATTTGAGGCTCAGTCTCGACCGCGATAACGCGGCTGACCGGTGGGTCCTCGACGATGAACTCGGAGTTGAGAACCGGCAGAGATTCGAAGTCCTGGGCGAGGTGCCAGGTGTCGAGCGACTGAGCGTAGTTGGACCGGAATTTCCCGGTGATGATCGAGGGCTTATAGCGGTACTCGGCGTACCGCTCCTGGTAGCCAAAGACCTCCTCGTCAGCGGTCGGATTCGCGGAGCCCTGGGCGTAGATTTCTTTGTTGAGGATCGCCTGCTCGCCGATGTGCGAGAGAGCGGGCCAGTAGAAGTCCCACCTGGTCGACCTGGTGAACATGCGGTTGAGGCCCTGCTGGTAGTTCAGATCGGCGCGGACGCAGACCAGGCCGATGACCAGGCAGTGCTCGGTGAAGGACTTCGTGAAGCCGTGGCGATCCATGTGCAGCATACCCATAGCTGCCAGGTTGCCCTGCGGGCTGTCCTCGGTCGTGGCCGAGGTCTGAGGGATGGGATTGACGTTGATGGGCGAGGAGCCGCCCCCCAGGTACTCAGGACGCTGTAGGCGCGCGTCCGGCGACGTGACGCCGAAGTGAGAGCGGATGATTTCCGTGTACCTGGTGCCCCCGCGAGCGTCCCGCTCGTAAAGCTTCTGGATTTGGAACGCCTGGCGGAGTTGATTGATGGTCGCGGCCGTGGCCGTGGAGAGATCAGCCTCCAGGCCGGAGTACGTGAAGCCGGCGGCCGAGGTGCTGGAGATCCCGCCGGCGAGATCCAGGTGAGAGACGGTGGTGTTTGTCGCGACCAGGTTTTGATTGACCGCGCCGCCGCCGGTGAAGCGAGGGACGTTGTTG